TTGTAAAGCTGTTGATATGAAAAATTTATATACGTATATAAATTTTTTACATTGGATAAAAAATTTATGTTTCAGCTTCAATATTTATACCTAAAATACTTCTTTTCGTCCATTGTAAAGCTGTTGACATTGAAAATAATTTAAAAAATATTTTTGTGTAATAAACCAACCAATGCCCATTGATATTACCGACTTTTTGCCCAAATACCCCGAGATGGACGGAAAAATCGCATTCAACCCATATTCTGATGAGGCCTTCAATAATGCTATTCTACACAAGACAGAATTCTATGGAGAAAAACTTTCTCAGAGTGAGAAAGTTCCCTCTGAGACAGGAGAATTGATGAAAGATCAGATACTTTTGTCGCGTTTTTTTTCGTCAAGGACAATGTACGATTCTCTTCTCGTGATGCATTCCATGGGGACAGGAAAAACATGCGCCGCAATCGCAGCAATAGAGCAAATTTTTAGCGAAAAAAATACATTCAAAAAGGCCCTGATATTTGCACGTGGAGAAGGTCTCCTGAATAATTTTGTTAATGAACTTGTGTTCAAATGCACTGCGGGACAATATGTGCCCGAAAATTTCGATGATTTGACAGACCTCGAGAAAATTCATCGCATCAACAAAAAAGTTGGTGAGCGCTATAAGTTTCATACATTTGAGACATTTTCTAAAAAGATGAAGAATATGGATGACTCAGAGGTGAAGAAAAATTATTCCGACATGATAATAGTCATAGACGAGGTGCACAACATCCGCCCGTCAAAAAAAGAGGGCATAGAGACATACAAACAATTTTTCAGGCTGTGTCACATACCCGAAAACATCAAAGTCTTGCTTTTGAGTGGAACCCCTATGAAACGTAAAAGAGAGTAATTAAAACAAAATTGACATATTTCAGGCAAAATCACAGGCATTGGTTGAATTAGCGTTCCATTTAAACACAGAAATTTATGAAAAAAATGAAAAATTTTCTCATCTGTTGTGAAAAATACAACAATGTCTAACAAAAACAACAACCAAACTATTTTATCAGACACGATGCATAAAGTCACAGACAGACAATTTTCGTGTTTGGACACATATGATCTGTATAATTTATACAATGAGGGGTCCTTCATCATAGATTTCGGAACAAAATCAAACCTACACATAAACCTTTCCATCGTTGTTGACGACGATTATATCGAAGAAATAGATGACTTTTCTCCTGACAATTTGAACCACTTGGTCATCATTGGGTCGATTTCGCTTAACCTGTCGGAAATCATTCGCACAATAAACAGTCACTATGGATTCAAAAATTACCACTTTTTTGACGAAGAAGGCATACAAAACATGCATGACACATTTCCGATTATTTTTAACGGATTTGGAGGAACGTATCCATCGTTTATCACTCCCTTGTTACCAAAGAGGGTTTTTCTGGGAAGTGTAAAAACAGTTTCAGAAGAATTTTTGCACCTGAACAATATCGACAGGGTTATAAACATGTGCTTTTCAAAATTGTGCTTGTCCATAGAGAAAAATTTTCCGATTGAGGATGACGATGGTGTTGATATATCAGAAATACTCGACAAAACATTTGCAATTATGGATAACACACAAAACATTCTTGTTGTGTGTGAAAAGGGCAAATCAAGATCGGCGAGTGTTGTCCTGTATTACTACGCGAAAAAATATGGTTTGTCTTTAACAAAAGGATTAGATGGTTTAAAAAGTTGTAGATCATTGTGCAATCCAAATAAGGGATTTCTCAATCAAATTGAACAAAAATTGGACACATCCGTTTAAATTTTGGTTTCCAAAATTTAAACAAAACTATCACGCGGTCATTTCGCGCGTGAATTTCCATTTATCAGGGAATATACCATCAATGATGCCACCGTCAGTGTGGAAATTTTATGGAGAAAATATGGGTTTGTAATTTTCTCCATCATTGATGCGTGTGAAAAAAATGGTGCCTGAGGATTTGCGCTGTCATGAATTTCATCATTCATGGGTTTGTCACACAGGTGTGCAACATCACATTGTGGCACAACCTGTTGTGCCGTGTCATGAGACTCCGCATGACACGGTGGGTCGTCCTGCCATTGTATGTTGTGCTGTGATACGTTGTGCCATGGTATGTCATCCAACGACACATTGGTGGGGACATATGTCTGGTTAACAATTGGTTGCGATATTTTCACCACTTCTGTAAACAAAGTTTTTATGTAAATTTCCGAGTCCATTTTTTGTTCATCACTTTCTATTTGTTCCTGAATGTCATACCAATCGTCCTCCTGTTCCTTTGCCGTGTCATACCATTCCTCGTTGTTTGTGTGAATGGCGTCACTAATATTTTTTTCCAAATTATCAGACATTTATTATGAGGCAAAAAGTTTATATATTTGTCGTCAGTCAGACAACGTTTAAATTTTTTATGACAATGTGTCGATAAAAAATGGAATTTGACACTGATATTGAGGACATTGGTACTGGTATGATGGATAGGAAGGAAAATTTGGCAGATACTGAGGATGACGAGAACGGTTAGGATACTGTGGATACTGTGGATATCGAGGATACTGGGGATACTGGGGATATGGCAAACGTTGTTGTGGTATAGTTTGAGGTGATGGAAAATGTGATGGTATAGTTTGAGGTGGAAAGCGCGGCAGTGGTATAGTTTGTGGTGATGGAAAACGCGGCAGTGGTAATGGAAATCGAGACGGTGGGGGTGATGACGGTGGCATTGATGGTGATGGTGGAGGAGGATTTGGCATTGGTGTCGATGGACGAGAATTTGGTTGAGACCTGAGTGGTATGTGTAAAATAGAAAGATTTTTCTCTACTATTTCTTCTGCATCGCATTCTCTGGCTTTTTCCATCAAACATTTTGCCAAATCGGCATAGTCAGATTTTGAAACCATTGTGCACAATGTCGCATAAAACAACTCAAACGAGGAAAAAATGTCCCTATTTTTTTCCGTCTGCAAACCAGTTGTGACAAGGTAAAAAAGTCGATTGCACACACCAGAGTTTATATGCACACCACCGTTGTCGTCTGATGAATGCGGATTTACCCAATATTTTCCCCCATAAACAGAGGGCTGAGGAGATATTCCCTGTTCTGGGTTTTCCATATCGCGCAAATTATCCCCCTCACGCATGTTGTCCTCTCCGATTTTCCAATCAGGTCTGCCCAACATGTCGTTTATATGCCTGATGTTGTCCTCGTGGTTACGATACAGAAAAAATTCAAATGATGTTGCAGCGATGTCGGCAAAACTTTCATTTAGGGCGCCAGATTCTCCCTGATATTTCAAATCAGCGGTGCTCTGTATTAATCCATGAGTGAGTTCATGCGCTACTATATCAGGAGCGACGAGAGGATAAAATGTCACATCTCCATCTCCGTATGTCATATAACTCCCATTCCAAAACGCGTTGTCTAACCCATTCACATTCGCCACAGAAAGAAGCAAATTGTCGTCATTTATTCCCTTTCTCTTAACCACTTCACTCAAAAAATCGACATAGCGATGTGTGTTAAACCAAATATCGACGTAACTGTTTATCACCAAAAGTTTTGCAAACACATCGCGATATTTTTCCTGTACAATTTTATCAGAATTATTTTCGACGACACCGAGAACATCTGATATTCCTTGTTTTTCTGCAAGATCGAAGGCCATTTTTATAAATTTGTCGTCGTGTTCATTTTCCATTTGTGTCATTTTTGTCTTGATTTTGTCACCCTCGTCGCTACCCAGACACAAGCGAAGGTGAAGTAACACATAGGCAACCGCGCGATTCATGTCCAAATCAATAGTGACACAATCCAGACTGTCCAAATGTCTGAGTGGATAACAAATGTCCGGATTCAGATCGTGTTGAACAGCATCAAGAACTTTTATGCGAATGCCACCAACATCACTACTCGCTCTAACCTTTCCATTGACAACCACCGCCCCAGAAATCGGAACTTTTCCCAGATATGAGCTGTACAGAAAAACCTGTTCCTCTGGTGACAATTTTGTAGAATATGAGTGTTTAACACCTGTGCATCTTTTTCTATTCATGGTTTATATTACAAAAACAATTTACAATAAATGATTAACACAATCAAAATCAACACCGGTTACGGATCAAGAAAACTTTTGGGGATTCAGACATCAGGAAACACAGACCTCAGTGTGTTTTTCAATGACGTAGAAATTCTGATACGCACAAATTCGAGGGGAGAATATTTTTTCAATGAGAAACACACACCACTTCCACTCGTTTGTTTGGAATATGAGAACATCTACGTGATCAGTGCAGTTTTAGCCCCAATTGTGCCATTATACGGAGAACTTGATCTGGACACAGAATGCGAGGTCGTCCATTATGAAATGCTGGTGTTCGATCCCCACACTGATACCATGAAACCCACAAAATTGAGAATAGAAAGAGGTCGCGCGTGGTTTTCATTTAATCAATCGACAGAGTCATACTCTGCATACATTGGTGTTGTGTGATTTTCGGTATAAAGTTTATACCGACTGACAATGTTTATGAACAATTTCATTCAACCAATGGTAATTGTCTCTGAACAAATTTCTTCAAAAATATTCTCAATATTGGGAATGCGTTGTTTTATCGCGATTTTTTGGTCAGTTGTGAGAACGCTGTGATATGTTGCAATTACACCTATCAGAACATTTCTATCTGTGTTGTCACATCTTTTTTCACTCATTTTTTCGTCATCACACGACTTTTTGCGAAGCCATGGTATATTCATTGTTGGAATGATGTTTTCTAATTCTGTTGTCCAGTAATATTGTTCTGTGGTGGCAATGCTTGTGTGACCGATAAATTTGCTGACATTTTCAAGTTTGTTTCCACGGGCCATCAAATCGTTGACTATTGTGTGTCGAAATGCGTGTGGATGAACGTGATGACCATAAATTCCAAGCGATTCTGTCACTCTTGTCAGTTTGTTTCTAACAGTATCAGAGGACATGTATCCAATTTTTGTGTTTGAGGGAAAAAGAAACGCGTTGATGTTATCGCGAAGATGTGGATTCGCGTCAAGATACTCAGTGATTTTTTCTCTGAGATTTTCACTCACAGGAAATGTTCGCATTTTTCTCCCCTTTTCTAATTTTTTACACGTGGTCAAAAATTCTCCTTTTGTGTTCAAAAAATGTTTTACACGAAGGGAACACACAGCACTGACACGGAGACCTACTTCGCGCAAAATCGTAAAAATGAGGACAAATTTTATGTTGTCTTTTCCCTCAGAGACACATTCCATTATGCGCGTGATTTCGTCGTCAAAAAAATGACGACGTATATTTTCAACAGGAATTTCGCGCTGGTCATTTACACGATTTATCAGATTTGATACATTTAGCGTCGCCAAACTGTCTCCACATTTTTCGAAATATTGAGGAATACGATCACGAACAGTAATTATCGACATTTTAAGAAAATCATAACAATGGTGTTTTGTGTGCCTCGATTTTACCCTGTCGTTGTCGGCGAATATGTAATTGTTGGCCACAAAAACTATGGCGTTCTCAAGTTCCGCAATGTCGACATTGTTGAAAAACCAGTGTAATTTGTCAAGCGCACGTGGTGCATTTTTATGTTTGTGATCGATGTATGTTTCAAAATGTCTGAACAACATCACCGCGAACGACATATTTTTGCGAAGGGTAAGTTCTGGATAGGCCGACGATCTGCTCAATCTGTCAGAATTTTTCTCTCTGAGAAAATCCATCAGGGATCGTTTCCATTTGCTTTCTTGTGAAAACGCGATGTCTGCCGTCTGTTGATTCGCCTCTGTGAAGGAATCGTACATTTCGTGTAAAGATTGTGCCTTGTCAATCTCTCCTGCCTTTTGTAGAAAAAATGCCGTGTAATCTATCATCTGTTTAAATTTCACATATGACTCCTTGTTCTTGAAAATGTCATGTATTTTTTGCATCAATTCAGTAACTTGCACAGACCTGAGTAAATTCTCGTCCCTGATTATGTCATATAGGAGATTTAAACACTCCGATGACGAAGAATTTATGTATGGTAAATTTCCCTCACCCTTCACAAGTGCCTTGATTTCCTGTATTTTTGAAATGTTCATCGGAGTATTTTTCACAAACATCAGGGACTCCTCACCATCGTTTTCTTTTAAAATTGAGGCGATGATGGGGTAGCGAACAACATTGTTCGCACACACATGAACAAGATTTTCGTAAGAATAATCACCGCGTTTAATTTTATCGTAACCGAGTGTTTTGATGAGAAACGCTGTCGATTTGCGTATTGATGAGGTTGGAATTTTGAGGGACAATTCGTTGCACAGTTGTTTGGTTTCATCCACAACAGTCTCGGCATCCATTTGATTTTGTATTCTTGTTGGATACAAAACCTTTATGTATAAATTTTTTCTTAAATGTGGAATTTAGGTATGAAATTTGAACCTAAAAACCGTTACAGTGAATCATAGGGTTGCGTCTAATTAATCAGACGTGATGTGTATAACTTCGAACCCAATGATTTTCCACACAGAAAATACATGTTGGTTG